CGCCGTGCAGGTGGCCGACGACCTGGTCCCGGACGCTCCGGCACCCTGATACCAACGGTATCTCCCGCCCATGTCAAAGGCCCCTACGGGGGCCTTTGATTTGCCTGCTATGGGTGTGCCTAGGGCACCTGCTGGCGCGCTGGCCAGTGAGGTTTTTGGCTAGGGCTTGCCCTCGCGCACGTAGCGGGTAAACACCCGCGTCCAGCGCACCACCAGGACACCTTCCTCCACGGTCAGGGTCATCGCTGCCTTCTCGTCGGCACCGAAGCGGTGGTCGAAGATCCGGGCGCTGGTGTAGTCCCCCATCAGGATACGGACGGTAGCAGCCCGTATCGCGCCTTCGAAGCTGGCGCAGCTGGACGCACGGTCTGCGTGCCTGCCCGAGTAGTGAACCTTGATCAGTCGTTCTGCCATGTGGCCCTCCTAGTATATGTAGATGACTACCGTCTTGCCCAGCGCGCGGATGGCCGCAGCGCGGGCTTCGGCGCGCTCCTTGGCCAGTGCATCGTCGCCCTGACCTTCTTCGATGGTCTTGCCGTTGCTGACGATGAGGTACGTGCCCTTGGTCACCCAGACTTCGAGTTCCACCTGCGCCTTGCGGGGTGCCCGCTTGGCAGCAGGCGAACCCTTGAGGATGCTGATGGCGGTGTCGAGATGCTTGGTGCTAGGCATGGTGCGCTCCGGTTGACGATGGCTGAATGTTCGCACAGAAAGCAGGGCCATCAAAGACCCTGCCGCCTGCTAGGTTACTTCAGCAGGGCTTCGACACTGGCGTCGGCCGGGGCTTTCTTGGCCGTCTTGGTGGCCTTCGCGGTGCGGGTGCGCTGGTGCAGGGTGCCTTCCACCTTCCAGCCGTTCTTGCTGGCGGTACGACGGCAGCAAATGATCAGCTTGCCGTCGTCGTTGATGGCAACGACAGGGCGCTGACGGACGCCGTCGAAGGCAACGTCACCCATCGTGGCTTCGGTGACTTCGGTGGGGACGAGCTTGGTGGTGGTCATGATGTGGGTCCTTGGTGGTTGCCGGTGCTGCACTGCGCTTCACCGTGAACGAATGTTCCCACAGGTTCTGCGAACCACCAAGACCCTTCAACGTGATAAGGTATTCACTCACCCAGTGGGAACATGCGCTCCAGCTGGTCTGAAGACAGCAGCAGCATAGCTTCCTGCAGCGGCACACCGGCTCGGAGAGCGCGGTAGTAGTCGGAGCGGGGTGAGTGCTCGCAAGCCCCACCCCCTCTGCGGTGTGGGAACCAGTAGCCCCAACATGTGCATTTGAGGCGAGTGCTGCGCCAGAGTGATCCATCAGCAGGCACCCGCTTCACTTCACTCTGCCTTACCGTAGTCCGGGCCGTCCGGGTCGGAGTCCAGCAGCCGCACAGCGGGTGGCGGTGCCGTCTGAGCACGGTACTGCTCCTGCATCAGCTGTGACAGCAACAACGCAGTCATCTCCAGATGAGACACACCAACCCAACCCACGACGGCCAGTACAATGTCTGCTTCGAATCGGCCGAGGTTGTTGCTGGTGCAGTACCGACGCATCACCGAGCGCATGGGCGATGCGCTGCGGCACACCCACCCATGGTCGCGTGCGAGCTCGATCAACTTCTGCAGAAAGTGAGCCGCCTTCTGCAAGTCTTGCAGCCCGTTCTTGCTGGTGTGCCGGGTCACGTACTTGGTGATCTGACCCTCGAAGTAGCCCATGCCGGTGTCAGCGACGAGATCCCAGTGCTGATACTCGCTGCGGTAGTGGGTGCCTGCTACCTGCGTGCTGTTCGCGCTCATTGGCCTACTCCTGTCTTGGTGTCGTACATGATCAATTCAATCTTCTGACGCAGCACGTTCACTCCGTTCTGGGGCAGCGCAGCGACGAGAGTTTTCATCGCGCTGTACAGCCGCACGTAGCTGGTGTCGTACCGCGTCAGGTAGCAGAACACCTGCTGGCCCATCACGGGGTCACCGTCGATCTGGCTATACTTCCACAGACCACCTTCGAGGTGGCTGTACTCTGCTGATACATTCAGGGCAGCGGGTCCGTCGGAGCGTGACATGGTGATGTGGCATTCGAACTTCATCGTGTCATCTCCAGTTCTGCGCCAGTAGCCGGTGCCAATCCCAGCGAGCAGCACTCATCGTGTACCTCCTGTGTCAGCTTGCTGGCGCACGCGGGGATGCGTCCAGCGATGATCCAACCCATGCCTCGGCGCACCGTATCACCCATGTAGCCGTTGCCCATGCGGTACTCCTCCAGGCACCACAACACCAGTTCCATGCGGTCGGCCCACTTGAGTAGCGCGGTCTCTTCGGCGTCCAGGCCGAAGTCCTGGTACAGCGGTGCCAGCCCGGTCTCGATGCTGTCCATTAGTGGACCGAGCTCGGGGTGCGCACGCTTGATCGGAGCAGGCACATCACCCGTGAACAGTTCGGGCAGGTCGTGATGCAGCGCGGCCTCGTACAGCCGCCACAACCCATGGAAGGGCCATGTTGGGTTCATGACCTGCTTGAGCAGCATGAGCATGCCGAACGTGTGCTCGGCCACAGTCTGCGTGCGGTGCGTGCGCTTGGCGTGATACCGGGTCACGGCACCGGCATCACGGTACAGCTTGGCTTCAGTCAGAGGGGACATCATGCTGCACCGCCTTCGATGTCTTTGGCCAGCTGAGCGCGGCGACCGGCTGCTTCCTGGCGTCGGCCCAGCCACTGCTCGCAGGTCAACCGCCAATCACGCGCATCGCAGTACCGCATCGATGCGTGTGCACCCAGGTAATCGCCGCCCAGGTACCGGTCGTATGCGGTGATCATTGGGTTGATGACACCCCGGAAGAACGGCGACTCGTACTCGGTGGACACCAGCTTCTGGCCCAGGATGGCCAGTGAGTCGAGCCTCTCGGCGTCCTTCTGCACCAGCATGGCTTCGTCTTGCGTGGTGGCCAGCGGGAAGTAGTCCATGTCAGCTTCCATGTACGGATTGTACACATCACCGCTACCGATGGTACCCTTCAGGTAGTTCTGCCAGTGCGGGCTGTCCGGGTAGATGTGGAACGAGTTCGACTGCTGGGTGTAGAACCCGACGTCCGCACCGACCATCGCCGCTACCCATTCCTGCAGGACGCTGAACTGCACGGCATTCGCGCCGTAAGCGCCGAGAATCACGTCGTTGGAGCGGTTGCACACCGTCATGTGCAGGTAGCCGTCACGGATGTTGAACATCACCATGTCGTTGCACGGCATGTCCTTGGTCGCAGCACCCAGATCACGCTCGGGGTCCCAGATGCTGAGCACCGCTTGACGCGTGTCAGGCTTGTCCCGCAGGAGCTCGACGACCTTGGCCAGCTGATCAAGGTTGGCGTTGTACGGTTCTTCGAAGCGGCCTTCATAGGTCAGCTCGCCGCGATAGTGGCGCAGCCGGTGTCCGTAGGCGCCGTGGAACGTCATGCCGTCGTCGCTGTAGTTGACGATGGACTTCAGGAAGTAGCGCGGCAGATGCACGTGGTCCGAGCCAGCCAGAATCCACATGGCTTCCATCAAGTGGAAGAACGGATTGGCGTCACGCACCGGGTCGAACAGCACGCGCCGTTGCGGGGTGCGGTAGATGGTCATCACTGGTCCAGGCACTTCACGCATCAGCATGCCGCGCGACTCGTAGTTGACGCCGTGTTCCTTCACGAGCATCAGGCCCCGTGGGAGTGCGTCGTTGACGTTATCGACAGTGATGCCGAAGCCCCACATGCCGGGGAGTTGCTTGCGTTGGTCGTTCATGATGTGGTCCTCACAGAAGGTCGCTGTACGGTGGTAGGTGCAGTGCAGCCAGCGACAGCCGCAATGCATCAGGGAATTGTAGGCGGTGTACCTCCAGGCCCGCTCGTTCCAGATTGTCTGCCCACATGCGGGCTGAACGGGCCTTCTTATACAGGTTGTCGGGCGAATAAGGTTTCTCGTTGCCAGCAGCCGCGCGACGCTTCAGTACGTTCTCGATGCACTGCTGCTCCGGGGTATCCAACAGGATGAACACCGCACGGTCGAACAGTGCGGCGAAGCGGGTGCAGGTGCCCTTGCCGGGGGTCACCAGTCCTTCAGCCAGCACACCCACGTATTGGAACGGGTTAGTCAGATGGTCCAGGATATCGTAGGTCAGCGCGTAGGGCAGGATGCCGTCCACGCCCCCGCAAGACGTCAGGTACTTGCCTACCAAAAACATCCCAGGGTCGGGCGTGGTGGTCCAGCTACCCTTGGGGGTACCCGGCAGATGGTCTACTGCCTTGGGGCCACCCGCTGCGGCCAGCACAGCACGGGCTAGCGTGCTCTTGCCGCTGCCGTTCGTGCCATGCACGTAGATGAGCGTGTCCTTGCTGCGGTCGTTCAGTGCCACAGTACCTCCTCAATGATGATGGACAAGCCCAGAGACACGAGCGCACCACTGACGAACGGCTGGTCTGCATACAGCACCCAGCCGAGTACGATGTAGATGAATCCTCGGAATGTCCTCACAGATGTTCTCCTACTTCGATTAGTGATGCCGGGGTCCAGATGCCACCCGCGTACAGTCCTTCCAGCAGAGCAGCGGCTGGCTTGGTCGTGACCCCGATTAGCCGACGGTACGCCTTCGCGCTGCGGAAGCCCAGCCGGTAGTCACCGTGAACGTGCTGCTTGAAGACGCAGCACACGGTCTCTGCTTCCTGGAGCGCCAGCTTGCGGCCACCCTTCACGGGGTAGTCGATTTTCTCAACATGCTGAGTGATCTCAGCCATCACGGGTACGAGCCACTGCTCCTGGCTGAACGCATGCCCTACCACGATGGACTGCTCCATGCCGTAGATGATGTCGGCACCCTGCTTCGGCACCTTCGGCATGTACCGCTCGCAGCCGGTGAAGTCCACGGGATTGTCGAACACCGTGTCCCAGATGTCCGCCAGCTTCCAGTAGAAGTAGTCCCCCATCTGGGCCATCGGCTTCATGTTCTGGCGTACACCCAAGTACGTCGGCGCGTAGCATTCCTCAATCATCTCTTCAGGCTTCGGGTACTCCCGTTGCCACTGGTTGAGCGCCAGCAGCCCAGCACGCCCCCGGAAGTGACGGCGCTCGCTGGCACGCTTGGCATCAGGGTACACGTTACGGAGGAACTGGTAGAAGTCCTCACCTTGGTACTGGCAGGCGACTGCGGCAATGCCAGGGTTGTAGAAGGTACACCACGCCAGCACGTATCGCAGCTTGGTCGCGTAGGGCAGCTTCGCACGCTTGAGCAGCATGTAGCCGGGGTCTGCGTCCTCCAGCATGAACATGGCTCGCGCGAACTTGCGCCAGTCATGCGTCAGATTAGCAGAGACGATCGATTGCACGTTCATACGCTTGGCTCCAGGATGCGGCCGACCCGACTTCGTCATATACGGTGTGGCCTAGGTTGTGGTGGAAGTAGTCGCTGACGGTCAGGCTGTCGTAACCCTGTCCGCACAACAGGTTGCCTATCGGCCACTGGTGATGCGCCAGCGTGCTCAACGCTTGCATCGTGTACCCCGCTACCATTGGTATCACGGGGTTGTTTATGTACTTCCAGGGGTGCTTCCTCAACGACTCATGGGTGCGCATCGCGGTCATCGGCGGCACGTACACGTGACCGAAGCGGTTGAGTAGTCGGTCCAGGTACAACCACATGCCGTGATGGCCGAACTCGTTCAGCCGTGTGTGCGCCGTCGGTTCGCCTTGACCATTCCAATGCGGTCGATGAAACAGCTGGACGGTGCCCACCACAACGGCGATCTTCGCATGCCCTGCTGCGGCTGCGTGCGCAATGCACTTGGCACGGGCTGCGTACCATTCACCAGCACGTACCGTCACCTTGCTGGCACCCCAGATGGTGTGGTGCGTCTCGACTAGCTGCTGGCCTTCGTGGCACAGCACATATACCTGAATACTCATGGTTGCTCCTGGTGGTTCAGGGACCATTGTGCCATCACGTTGCCCACCATCGTTCGGGACAGCCCGTGTGTTGCGGCTACCTCTGTGTGCGTCTTGCCGGACCTCACATCACGGACGATGGCCATATCACGTTCGTACCGGGCTTTGCGTTCTGCGGCCACGCGAACGTGGTCCGCTACTCGCTTGCGGCTAATCGTGCGCGCTAGCTCTTCGCGTATCTCTCTAGTGAAGAACGTGTGGTTGTTGCCGCAGATGCGCTTGCGACGAACGTGCGGTTCGTTCGTACGCGTGTCCAGCACCTGGGTCCAGGCTCCGCATTCACACTTCATGCCAGGATGTCCTGTATATCACGGTAGTCACGCAACAGCTTGATGTACCTGCGCTCGTCTTCGTAGCGGGAGCGCTGCGTCATGAGCATCAGTTCATCGACGGTGTCACGGGCTACGATGTACTTGTACATTACGTGATCACGCAACCCCACCTGACGTGAGGCACCCATGCGCTCCTTCACCTGCGCGAAGGCCTCACGCCCCCACAACATGCTGAAGAACACCAGCACGTTCCCGCCACCTTGCAGATTGATGCCGTGGCCTCCACCTTGCGGGTGGATCAGCCCCACGCGATGCTCACCCGCGTTCCATTCGGCCTGCATACGGTTGAACGCACGCTCGTTCTTGGCTTCGGTGAAGACCGGGGCCTTGGGGAACATGCTCTTCAGGCGCGCTAGGTCGTGCTTGAACCAGTACGCCACCAGGACGTTCCCGCCCACACCGTCGATGACTTCCTGCAGGGCTTCCAGCTTCGCGTCGTGGATGGCTTGCCAGGTCTTCTCACCGAGCTCGTCTTCCAGGATTAGCGCACCGTTCGCCATCTGCCAGCACTTCGCAGATAGAGACGCGGCTGACACGGCCTCGGTGCTGCCGTTGTCTAGCTCCAGGAACATCTCCTGCTCCATGCGGGTGTACAGCGCGCGAGCCTTCGGCGGCAGGTCCACGTACACGGTCTGCTCCAGCACCTTGGGTAGCTCCAGCCAATCCTCAGCTCGCATGGTCAAGATCAGCGGCGCGATTAACTCAGTGATTACTTTCTCGGCACCGGCATCAGGCTTGTACCCGTAGCCCATGTAGCCTGAAGGACTGAAGAACCGGGTGCGGTAGCGACCCACGTTCTCACCCAGACG